TATCATGCGTCGCTTTTTCATTCCGGTCTTCAAGTTCATCCAAGACAACTCGTTGTTGTTCGGGATCTCGGTAGGTGTCAACGCAAGTTCGCCCCAGTGGCGTGACATCTTCAGGAAACACAAGGCTTTCTTACACCATGTGTTTTACGATTTCAAACTCTTCGACAAGTCACACAACGAACACCTCTTGAGGTGTGTGTGCCTCATTCTCATGGATTGTGCTCGCATGATCTTTCCAAAAGGCCACACCTTCATGGGTTACCCGTGGGAACTCGTGGCAACGCAGGCGCTTCGCGCTTGTATTTACCCCGTCTACAATTCATGCAACACCATCTATCAACTGCGTGGAACTCTTGGGTCAGGTTTGTTCTTCACCTCCATCTGCAACTCTATCGCCCAGGCACTCATTCTTCAAATGTTGTGGCACCGGTGGCAAAAAGAACACAAGTTGAAACCAGACCACGAGACGGGTCGTGACACCTACATCCTCGAGAATGCTGATGACAAGTACGGAGACGATGGTATGGTCTCGTCTCGTCATGCGGACTTCAACCTACCCTTCTTCGTCAGGGCTGGGAAAGAGTTGGGCCTCACTATCACTGATCCTTCAAAGAGTGATATTCTGCCTACTTCCTTCCCTGTCGAGAAGTGGTCATTTCTCAAAAGAGGATTTCGCGAGGTTGGGGAGTATGTTTACGCACCTCTGGCTGTGTCGTCGGTGTTGAAACTACTCAACTTGTGGGTTCCCCAAGATGGGGTGACGGAGCTCACTGCCATGAAAGAGAGGTGTGAGGAAGCTGCTAGCTACCTCGCGTTTCATCCAGAAGAGGAGGTGAGAGACTTGGTCCAGTCTATGCATAAGGCTATGTGCGCCGTTTACGGCGACGCCCCATTTGGACATTATTTTTCGCCTCGTGCGAGAATTCTGGACAAATATCAACAAGATCACGACGATTTTACCTATCCAACGTCGTGTATCGGTTCAAACTACTCGGGTGGCGTAGTGGGATTTTATGCCCATTTCTACTCACGCGACACTATGAGTAGGGAGAAAGACATGGAAGGAGTCGATGTCTCCCAAATGCCCTTATACAAGCGGCTGGCTTTTCTCGGTTTGCCAGCCGCGGGGTGGAGACAGTCTTCGACATAAAACATCGAGATAGGGAGACCATTACGCACGTAACGTGGTCATCCTAAAACAAAATAGTCGTGTTCCAACAACAACTTCAACATGTCAGGTGGCGGCCCGCAGGGCGCAAACAACAATTCGAAGGTGGCTGAAACAGTTCAGGCGGTCGGAACTATTTCATCGGGTGACTTGGTTATAGATGGGACCAAAGTTGTCGACCATCCTTCAATTCAAACACAACACACGGAGGTGAAAGCCTCTGGAGCTGATCCGGACATCGTGGTGTTCGATACACAAGCCCCTACTCAAGACGGTTACATTACAGAAATGGCTGATATCAACAATCTGGCTCCTGCACCGGAATCTGGATTGTTGGGCGATTTTCTGCGCCGTCCCGTCTCAATCTATACGGCTACCTGGACCACAGATATCAATACTCACATAGATCCTTGGGCCCTTTATCTCAACAACGCCAACGTTGGGGCCAAGATCAATACCTATCGTTACTTACGTGGTGAGTTGCACGTCGAGTTTCAAATCAACGGAACTCCGTTTCATTACGGACGAGTGTTGGTATCATACGAGCCTGCAATTCTCGAGAGATTGAGT